AATGCACCGGCTCCGTTAGTTGAGCGTTGACGGATATATGGATGATGTCCTGAAAAAGTATGCTGACCTTGTCGTTTGCGGTGCCAACCTTGGCAAAGCGAAGGATACATCTGTCGCCACCAAAGCCCGGATCAAGACCGGCAACGATTTGTACATTGGTCGTAAACACCAAACTTTTTGTAGGTGTGTGCGTCTCGATCAGCGATTCGGACAGAACCGTCTTGACCATGCCGTCCGGCGACCAGAATCCGCGTGTGTACTTCCAAAACGTAGGGCTTTGCTCGCCCTCATGTCGCATAGCCGACAAGACCTGATCCTGAGTAATGAGGTACGGATACTTCGTGCGCCCCTCGCTGATGTTGGGCGACTTCATGCCGTCAAAGCGTCGGCACATCCCGCGTTCTGTCAGCCAATGTTGGTCTTCAATCGTTACGCTGCGCCAACCCTTTGCCGGTGTGCAGAAGCGTCCATGCGGATCAAACTTTGAGGCGGGGTTTCCGATGACCAACATCTTGAACTCGCGGCAACCCTTAGAAAGGTTCGTACACGCTTCGAAAGCCGCTTCAGGCGTATCCGTAGCTTCGTCGATAATAACCATCACACGCTCGGCGTGGATGCCCTGAATGTTGGCCACAGCCTTCGATGTGTTGCCCTCGGCGACGGCGATAGCCGAAATGGAGTGTCGGTCGTCTCCTTTGATGGCTTGAAGACTCATCTTCGAATCGACCATGTTTCCGGGGAATCCGCGTGATTTCCGAACAAGATCCTGAAGATTGGCCCACATACGCTTTCGGATCATCTTTGCCGTTGTAGACGTGAGAACAACGGTTGTTTTGGACGGGTTGGCCAGCCACCAAACAGTCGCAAAGAGCGTCGCGCCGAAAGTCTTTCCGCTCGCGCCGCAACCTGCCCATCCGACGTAGTCGTGTTCGCAAAGACCTTCGACCTGTGCTTCGAGCCACGGGTTCCAGCTCATCTTCGGCCATAACATTTTCGTGGCGTTACGAAAATGATCGAAAGTACCTAGTCCGCCCTCATTCGGTTGGAGCCGATTTCGGAATGCGTAGAGTTCCAGTTCTAGGTCTGGAATCTTGACGGGCGAACGAATCCCGTACTTGTGGTCGATCAATGGATGCTCTGACACTTGCTCTGGCATAGTTTGGCCTTGCATTAGTTCTCGCTGGACTTGACGGTCTGGCAAAGGAAAAATATGCCGTCGCAACTTGTTTCTTCAACCGGCTGTTGCCAGCCTTGCGATACCGTTCCGGTTGTCGTGAATGTCCCCGGACCACAGGGTGCTGCGGGTACTAACGGAACGAACGGCGCGAACGGGGAAAATGCGTTCTCGTATACGACCGCGTCGTTTGTAGTTCCAACTTTTGGAGCATCGGTTGTCGTTGCGGTTGCAAACACTTCGTTTCTTCCAGAGTCGGTTGCTGGACAATTTTTTGTATCGGTTCAGGGATGCGGCTACTTGCAGGTTACATCGGTAGACGGTTTGCTGGTAACCCTACAAAACCCACTTGCAGGCGTTCTTGGAATCCCAAATGCGATTCCTACGACGGTGATTCCTATTGGTTCACTTATCACGCTGTCGGGTGCAATTGGCGCTACGGGTGCGGCAGGAGCGTCTGGCGGAGCATCCTCCGCAGCGACGTACATTGTTCGAACTCCCGACGCATCGGTTCCAAGCGCAACGGCGCTCAATTCGTTTTCATCTGGTTATCTCAAGACTCAAGGGTCGAGCGGATCTGGGTTTCTATCGACCGTCGCAACGGTTCCTGTGGGCGATATTAGCGGCGTGTTGCCGGTTGCAAACGGCGGAACGAACCTATCGACCGTACCTACCAATGGCCAACTGCTCATTGGCAATGGAACGGGATACACGCTGGCAAGTCTGACGGCAGGATCGAACATCACGATTACGCCGGGTGCTGGCACCATCAGCATTGCATCGACGGCCAGCGGAGCAGCGTTCAACTACGTCACGTTTACGCGGAGGGTGACTGGTCTTGGAGCTGCAAATGCCCCGAATGTCAGTTCAACTTCGGCAAGCAATCCATACAGCACATCTGTTTACACGACAGCGTCTTACGCTGGCCTTGATTCAGCTTCTGGATTCACCGCTTCAAGCGGTCGGTTTACGGTTCCGTACACCGGATACTACAGAATAGACGCTTATTTCAATCTTGATGCGGTAGGAGCAACCGCAAACGTTACTGTTTTTATCAGAAGAAACGGCTCTGATGTTTTAGCGTCAAAATCATTCGCTGTTACATCCAGTGGATACAATCCAGTATCTCTTGTTTATATTGATCAAGCAACCGCTCTAACTGATTTTTATGAGGTTTTGATTGGTACAGACCAAAATCTTTACGTCGATCAAGGCTCCTCATTCTCTGTCCAACGGATTCAGGCTTAAGCCATGAGCGAACGCGCACCACGGAGGTACACGGATGGGTCTGTCACCTTTGAGGGTGGCATTGACGCTGGTGTGATGCCGTCTGAGGTGGACAAGAATCAGGTCGCCTTCGCGGTCAACGCCAGCTTTCGGCAGGGATTCATCTCTCCTCGACCCGGTTTCATCCAGAAAGATTACGACGTATGCTTGTCGATTACGGCAGACAGCACGCTCGTCACTGCGGACCAAACCAATGTCACGGCGGACGGCTACTCCGAGGAATGCTACGGTTCGAGCAATTTGACCGGCGTGTTCCAGTGTGCGCTCCCATACATCGGCGACAACGGAGCGACGTTCATCCTGATGCTAATCAGTGGTAAAGTGTGGCTTTACGACTGCCTTCAAAACAGCGTTCAAAACCTTTCAGCTTCGCCCAATCTTGAGAACCCATCAAACATACTCGATGGCTGGATGGTTCAGGCTGAGAACTTCGTTGTCATTCAAGATGGTCAGAGCACACCGCTGATCTTCAACGGATCAAGCCTGCGCCGCGCAACCACCGACGAAATCAAGTGCGGAAGAGTAATGGCCTACGTCAACGGACGTATCTGGTACGCGCTTCCAAATGGATTCTCATTCAGAGCAACGGACATTGTTTATGGAGATGGTACGCGAGCGAGTGTTCTCAAAGAAACCGAGAATACCTTCCTCAACGAAGGCGGAGACTTTGCGGTTCCGTCGGATTCAGGAGGAATCACTGCAATGGCCGTCCCCGGCGATCCAGATACGTCGCTTGGGCAGGGTCCGCTACTAGTCTTTACTCCTCGATACGTCTTCTCAGTTCAAGCTCCTGTTGATCGTGATACATGGAAGAACCTGAGCTATCCGATTCAGGCCATCAGTTTGCTGACTAGCGGTGCGCTTGGCGCTAGGTCGGCCATTACTGTCAACGGTGACGTGTTCTACCGCGCAGTCGATGGTGTCCGCTCGTTCATCATCGCTCGTCGTTCGTTCACTGATCCGGGGAATACGCCGATCAGCAACGAGATTCTAAACATCGCTGAGAACGATCAAACTAGTCTTCTGTGGTCTGGATCTGCGGTCGTGTTCGACAATCGATTGCTGATGACCGGACAGCCTCGGTATAATGCCCAAGGCGTTATCCACAAGGCGTTGATGGTTTTGGATTTCGACCTGATTACGTCGATGCGGAAAAAGTTTCCTCCCGCGTGGGCAGGAATCTGGACTGGACTCGATGTGTTGCAGGTTTTGAAGACGGAGAGCGTTTACGGTGACAGATGCTTTTCGATTGCTCGCGGTGAAAACGGGACGATTCAGATTTGGGAAATCAGCAAGGGCGACAAGTTCGACAACAACATTGCTGACGGAAAGAAGGAGATTCAGTGGCTGGTTCATACTCGCGCCTACAACTTCGAGCTTCCGTTTGGATTGAAGCGGCTTGATTCGGGCGACATCTTCATTGATTCGCTGGACGGAGACGCTTCTTTCAATGTCGAGTATCGACCCGACCAGTACCCCGGATGGATTGAGTGGGCAGACTGGGCTGAATGCGCGACAACTTTGCAGTGCCAACCTGCTTGTCCGCTGGTCAATTTCCAGCCGCAGTACAGGCCGAAGATGCGCTTGCCGACTCCTTCGGATATTCCGTGCAATTCGAGCATTAGCACACCGACTCGAAACATGTACGAGGTTCAAATGAGCCTGACAGTTACGGGATATTGCCGCATCAAGAGCATCCGCGTTCACGCTTACGACGTTCAGGAACCTGCGGTGGGCGAGTGCCTTGTTTTCGAAGGATGCAAGACTCTTGATGCTTGCGACGTAAACCCGTTTACCTACACATCGGAATAGTATGCCAAACCTAACCTTAATCACGCTTACACCTCCAAGTCTTCCGGTGAGTTATTGTCCGTTGAACTACCAGAACTTGGCCAACGATATCATCGGAGGCACGCAAGCCGTTTTCAACAGCACGATTGGAAACTCGTTCTTCAATTTTGGACCGACGTATCCGGCGATCAACAATCGGATTTATCCGTGGCTTGATGAGGATGGGCAGTGGTGGATTTTTGATCAGGGATTCTGGCTTCGTAAAAACCCAGTTACGGCGGCAAACGAGCGTCGCATCTTTGTCGGAACGACCACGGATCTTCTTTCTTACGACGGCGGCGACGGAACGGCTACGGCGACAATCAGAACTGGCCCGATGTGGGAAGTTGACACTGAGTTTGAGGCTCGCTTCCCGGTCGGTGTTGGAGCGTTTGTTGCGAGCGGTGCGGTTGTTGTTCAGGGAAAGGCGACATCGACATCA